GTGTGACCTTTAATAAGGTAAACGGCGAACAACGTGTAATGGAGTGTACTCTAATGGATGACGTTGTTCCAGAAACTAAAGGAAATAAAAAATCTAATCCCGAAGTGCTGAATGTTTGGGATATTAAGAAGCGTGATTGGCGATCGTTTAGAATCGCAAACGTGACAGATTTTAAAATGGTAAAGTCATGAGTTTGAATATTATTAATGACACCGAGAAAGTAGAACTCGGTCCAACCCAAGATGGCACATACGAAAATGCCATGGGCGGCACTGAATTAATGAACAAAGCACTGTACGACCGCGTAGATAATGCGCTGCTCGATGAGTTTAATATCATTAAGTCACGTGTTCGTTGGGTTGATCCAAAGAAGAAAAATGTTCTTTGGCTACACGATACTTGGGATGATCCTGAGTCTCAACATTTACGCGAAGCTGAACAGCGTAAGCGTTTCTCCAAGCTGGTGTTTGTATCAAACTACCAGTTTCAAACATATCATATGGCGCACGGTGTTCCCTTTAATGAGTCTATTATTATTAAGAACGCTATCGATCCTATTCAGTTGGATTGGAAAGAAAAGCCAGATAATCAGATCCGTTTGATTTATCATACAACTCCCCATCGTGGTTTAAACATTCTTGTTCCTGCTGTTGCTCGCCTTGCTGAAATGCTTGGTGATGGCATTCACCTCGACGTGTTCTCATCGTTTGAGGCATATGGTTGGAAAGAACGTGACGAACCGTTCCAGGATTTGTTTGATCAAATCAAAAAACACCCACAGATGACATATCATGGATATCAACCAAATAATGTTGTTCGTGAATATCTGCAGAAAGCACACATTTTTGCGTATCCGAACATTTGGCCAGAAACTTCTTGCATCGCTGCGATTGAAGCAATGAGTGCTGGCTGTGATGTTGTTTGCCCTAACTTTGCAGCACTACCTGAAACAACAGGCAGCTTCGCTACAATGTATCAGTTTAATGAAGACATTAACGAGCATGCGAATGTGTTTGTAAATTATCTATACGGTGCTATTCAAAAACACCGCACTGATATGACTCAACGCAAGTTAATGTTTCAGAAGAACTGGGTTGACAACTTCTACAATTGGGATCTGCGTGCAGCAGAGTGGACTTACATGTTACAGGATCTTAAATAATGGACGGACAACTGCCAATTACTGTTACTCCTAAGAAAGTTGATTACAAGAACGTGCATCCTTCGGTTGCTGAACTTGATGATAGTCATACTCTCTGCGTGAGAAACGTTAAGGAATGGATCAAGTCTAATCGTGAAAAGCTGGTTACCGAACGTAAGAACGAACGACTCGGCATTAAAGGTGCTGAAGCCAAAGTGCGTTCTATCTCTTCATACATTAGTGTGATGCAAACGTATCTAGAAACTGGTTCATGGAACGGATTATTCTATGGCGAGAACGAAGATAAACAGGTACAGTCTGTTGTTATGAAACGTCAGCATCTTGCGTATGACGATGAAGGTAATGTTAAGCGAACTATTGGTACTTGGTACTGCGATATTGGTCAAGTCTGGACCAAAGAACTAGAGTATATGAAATGATTATCCTAGACTTTTCTCAGGTGTCTATCTCTAACTTGATGATGCATCTGAATCATAGTCCTGAGGTTGAAGAAGATTTGGTTCGCCATATGATTCTTAACTCTATCAGGATGTACAAACAAAAGTTCTCTAAAGATTATGGAGAACTTGTTATTGCTTGCGACGATAAGAACTATTGGCGCAAAGATATCTTCCCTTATTATAAAGCACATCGCAAAGAAGATCGTAAGCAGTCTGATCTTGACTGGAATAAAATCTTCGAAGTGTTAAATAAGATTCGTGATGAAATTAAAGAACACTTCCCTTATAGAGTAATACAAGTTGACCGTGCTGAAGCTGATGATATTATCGGTGTTCTTGCTAGACAGCATGGCGTTTATCTAAATAATGATGAAACTGAAAAGATTCTCATTTTATCTGGTGACAAAGACTTTGCTCAATTACAAAAGTATGTGAACGTTGAGCAGTTTAGTCCTGTCTTAAAGAAGTGGATTAGAATACCTGATGCTCGTAGATTCTTGCGTGAACATATTATGCGTGGTGATCGCGGTGACGGTATTCCTAACTTCCTATCTGATGACAGCACCATTATCTCTAAGCAAAGGCAAAAGCCACTAGCATCTAAGAAGATGGAACAGTGGGTTGACCTCGAGCCAGAGAAATTTTGTGATGATTTTATGTTGCGCAACTATCGCCGCAACGAACAGTTGGTAGATTTAGATATGGTTCCAGAAAATATTGCTGATGCTATTCTTGAGCAATATAAATCATATGAAGTTCCTAAGCGTGGGGGCTTGCTAAATTACTTTATTAAGAATAAACTAAAGAATCTAATGGATTCTATTGGAGACTTTTGATGGTCAAAACTTTTTATGAAATCTTTGAAGAAGTGCATAAAGCAAAAACAAAGAAAGAGAAAATTGAAACGTTGCGCAAGTACAGCAGCGGTGCATTAAAATTGGTGTTGGGTGCTACGTTTGACCCACGTGTAAAATGGTTATTGCCTGAAGGTGAGCCACCATATAAACCACTTGCTGAACACTCAGATCAAGAATCAGGGTTTGCTGGCGAGCTGCGCAAGTTGTATTTGTTTACAGCTGGTGATACTGACACTCAAAGAAACCTAACTCAAACTCGACGTGAGCAACTGTTCATTAATATGTTAGAGAGTATTGATCCTCGTGACGCTAAAGTCTTGGTTGCCATGAAAGATCGCAAATTACCATTTAAAACTGTAACAAAAAAACTGGTAGCTGAGGCATTCCCCCATCTCAGCAAAGACTGGTGAAAGGAAGATAAGGATTTACTGTGGGTAAACTTAACAAATCGTTTAAAGATTACGTTGACGAAACTGATGGGCTTCGTAAAAAGAAATTAAAAAAAGAATCACGCCACAACTTCAAAGATCATTTGCGTGATGTGATGGAAACTGAAGATTGGGATGCATTAGAAGATGAGTTATACGAAGAATCACATAGCAATCATTATCGGTAACGGTAAGAGTCGAAAGGATATCGATTTAAACAAACTGGTTGGTCAAGCAACCATTTATGGCTGTAATGCATTATATCGTGACTTCGATGGTTGGGATTACTTGGTCGCAATTGATGAGCGAATGATTAACGAAATCCAAACAACCGAAAAGCGCATGGTTGGACAGGCAATCTTCCCGCCTGAGGAAGAACGTTACGAAGAAACAACAGGTAGACGTGGCAACGCTGGTATGTGTGCTATGCGTGAGGCGATTCGTAATGGCGCCACCATGTTATATTGCCTTGGCTTTGACTTTATTCTAGAAGGCAAACAATCAATTGATAACATGTATCTTGGTAGCACAAACTACACACCTGACACGCAGGCTGGCTTATCTCAAGCTGGATTCTATCGTGCTCAATATTTAGAGTGGTTTGCTGCTCAACATCCTGAGGTTGATTTTATCTTTGTTGTTCCTGAAGGCGCAACGACTAAGGCGATTGTATCACCTAATCTTACTGGGTTGACTATTCCAACGTTTCTTAGTAAACTAAATACATAGCAACCCAAACAAATGGAGGTTCTTATGCCTATCGAATGGGGTATTATCTTTACTGGCACTGTTTTTATGGCAGCTTACTTCTCATATAGAGCTGGACACAGAGCTGGAATGGATGACGGTATTGACAGCACACTAACGTCTTTAGAAGCGCAAGGTATTATTGAACTGGAAAGAGAACCAGAAGATTTTTAAATGAGATTTTATTATGAGCTGGGGTGATAAACCAAAGCAAGATTGGGGGCAAAAGCCACCAAGAAAAAAAGCGAAGCGCAGAAAACAAATACATCTCGACCATGACTCAGAGAGTTTCATTCACGCATACCAAATAAGCCCAAGACTATGCAATCATCTTGTTGAAAATATGAACAGGATGGAATCAGAGTATTCATACGATCCCGATAGAGAGTATAGCAGACTAACCAATAAACACATTGATTCTAAATTAGAAAGTGTTTATGGTAATGTAATTAAAGAATGTATTGCCGATTACGAAAAGGACTATCGCTTCGCTGCTAAAGGAGTTCCTTGCGGATTACAAAGTCCATTCAACTTTCAGATGTATGAGCCTGGATCATACTATAAGCATTGGCATCATGAAGAGTATGGACCTCGACCTGGCAAGTATTTCCGTAAACTTGTCTTCATGACATATTTAAATGACATAGAAGAAGGTGGCGGCACTGAGTTTCTGTATCAAGATGTAGAGGTTAAACCGAAGAAAGGATTAACATTAATTTGGCCAGCAGGATGGACTCATCCTCACCGTGGCATTGTTGCGCCAAATGAAAGAAAGTATATTGTCACGGGTTGGTATGTTTACAAACAAAAGTTCTAGGAGTATATGATGAACAGAGATGGTGATGGGTTTTTAGTTGACATGAATGAGTGGACTGAAGCAGTAATGCAAGAAATGGCAGCAAACGATGGCGTTGAACTGACTGAAGAAATGGTTGGTCACATTAAGTTGGCTCGCGAAATGTACGAGAACGATTCAATGGTTCCACGTGTGCGTGACTTCGGTAAGGCGTTGGGCATGGATCGTAAAGCAAAGGGTCTATATGACGTTTGGAAGTCTGGTCCAATGAAACAGATCGCTAAGTATGGTGGTCTACCTAAACCAACTGGTTGTGTATAGGAGAATATTATGCCTTTTGTATTTGGAAAAGTAAATGGACTGATTGCTAAGATTGCATACCTTTGGGAAACAATTCGTAAGCAAAAGGGACAGAAGAAAGAGGTTGCGAAAGAGATTCTCAAACGCAACTTAAAGAAAACAATTCGCGAGCTGGAACAGTTGTAAACATAAGTGCTTGTTTTTAAAC